ATAAATGAGCGCAACGAGTAGAGAGAAACAGCCACCGACCACAGCCACCACAATCTCAACAGCCATCGGCCCATTATCCGAGTAGTGCGGCGGCTTCGTCGGCGGTAAGGCCAAGTTTGGCCAAGACGGCTGCTCGGGCCTGTTCTTTGGCAAGGCGGTCGGCTTCGGCTTGTGCGGCCGTGGCATTTTGCGCGTCGATAGCGGCGGCTTCTTCAGCTGTCGCTTCGCGTACTTCGTCGTCAATTTGGATCATGTAAGTCATTGTGTGTCCTAACTATTGGCGTACCCATAAACGCGAATTGTTCCACCTGTAACCGTCTGCCCCGTGACTCCTAAAGTGAATGAAGTGTAAGAGGTTGTGTTTTGTAAGTTGCCCATCATTTGACCTGCGGTTGTTGCAAAGTTATATGACCAAGAGTTGATTTTTGTCCAGTCGTTAGCAAATGGACTGAAAAGGTCGATATTTGCGTGGATACTGTCTGTAGTTAGCGCGGCGGCGAAGTTCCAATTTGCGGAATTATTACCAGCAGATGCGGCTTGTGGAGTTGAACTATTGAACGCACAATAAATCATTGAGCCGTAATAACCAGTTGTAGTCGAACCCAGTTGCAGATAGCAGTCTGCCGATCCGCTGCCTGCGCCACCGCTAATTATGATTTTGTAGTTGTCGTATGATGCGCTAAAAACATCCGATACCGTGACAGTTGAAACACCGCTGCCGATAGTTTGTGATTTGATGAGGGTCAAACCGCCGACAACAAGTGTTTGCCATGCGGCCCCGTCGTAATACTGCGTCGTGTTGCTCGCCTCAATGTACGCAAATTGGCCCTCGGCCAATACTTTTTCGCCGGTTCCACCAAACGCGGCGTCACGGGTCGTGGTCGTCGCGAACACGGGGATCCCGGTGTTCACCTCAGTCATTTGAGCTGCGGTCAAAACCTGCCCGGCGCTAAATGCTGGAACGCTGGTCTGTGTGTTTGGCATGGTGTCTCCTATCCTAAAACATTCAAAGCGTCAAGAACGCCATATGTGCTGTCGTCCAATATCAGCTGATAGACGATGGTGGTGGCCGCGGTGTACAGGTTGACGCGGTGCCCGGTGTTGAAATCAATTAAATGCTCAATGCCTTCAACCGATAATTCTTGGCCGAGGCTGGTCGTCCCGGTGCCTGTCGGGAATGTTTTTTCAATGGTGATCGTGTCGCCAATGTCAATCGTGGCGACCGTGTCGCGTTGAGCGGTGGTCAGCATGGCGAATTTGGTGGCGACGTCGGTGTACCTGGCTTCGGGTTCGCCGTTGAGCAGGTAAATGGCGGCGTCGGCTAGCTGTGTGCCAGCGCTTTCTAACAGGCTGTTAGTGATGCTTTCGGTTTGGATGAAGTAAGTGCTGATCGAGGTGTTGTCGCTCGCGGTGGCGTTAGCCCCATCAAGGTTCTGTAAATAGGCGCGGTTGACAACGCTGTCCGCCTCGAATGTGATGCCTACATTGTCGTACGGTACGCCTGTGCCGCTGTCCTTGAAGTCGGCAACCGATCCGCTGAGCGTCGCACCTATGCGGTCTTGGAATGTCAGTACGCCGTCACGCGACACAAACAGGCGGCCAAATTCTGCGGTGCCGTTAATTTGGTTCAGGTAGGCAAGCACGTTTGTGCCTGCGGGAACGGTGTAGGCGCTGTCGTGACCTAAGTTGACGGTGCCTGTGGAGATGTTGCGGGCGGTTGGCCCGGTCGGGTAGTCAACTTCGGGCAGGTCTAAGACGCTTTCAATACGTTCGCCTGATGTTTCGGTTGTGACGTTGTATTCGTCCATGTAGGTCTGTGCAAGCAAATAGAAGTCGTCGGCGCAATAGACGCTGACCGTATTGAGCCCGCCCAAGGCAAAGTTGTAATCGTAGTTCACGACGTAGCCTTTGAACAGGTATTCAAGAACGTTGCTGGCGTTGTAGCGCCCAAGGCGGACACGGCGCATCGGCGCCAGGCCAGGCACGTTGGCGTTGGCGTCATAGTACGGGGATTGAGTGTCAAACGGGTTGAAGATGCCGTCGGCGAGCGTGTCATTGAGTGTGAACGTCATTGTGCCTGCGCTGAACTGGTCGCCCTGATCGCGGCGTCCTCGACGCACCGAAATGTTTAGGGTGCCGTCGGTGACGTCAGCGAACTGGGTGGTGCCGTCCAGCACATACGTCGTATTATCCAAAACGCCTTTGGTGCTGTCATCAAGCGTAAATGCGTCGATTTGGAACCCTGCGTCAATTTCAAGCAAGTAGTTGCCTGATTGGACGATTGCTGTGCCGGGCATCAGACGTACCCGCTGACCTCAATGCGCGCCGGGCCAGCTGATCGGTTGTATGCGCGAATGCTGTCGACTACGGCTTGCCCGATTTCGGCGCTGGTTGCCAACCCGCCGTTGACGTTAACGGTGATGTTTTCTAGCATGGCGTTGCGGGCGCTCGATGTGAATGGGTTGCTGGCAATGCCTGCCCCCAACATGTTTGGGGCTTCCATGATTTGTCGGACGGATGCGCCACCGCCACCATTGCCACCGCCAGCCACGCTAGGAGCCCCTACAACGACCGCAGACCCCGTAGACGAGGGAATAGGCACCCCAAGGTTTTTGTCGCCTCCTACGGCCGCTACGGACGCGCTAGAGCCACCGCCGCCGATTTTGCCCATTTCAGGGATTGTGAAACCTTTGCCGCCGATGCCTGGCACCCAGTCGGGGATCTCAAATGACAGGCCGCCAAGGGTCGAATTCCATACGTCGGCAATCGTGTTGATGATCCGTGTCCACACGTTCAGCATCGTGTTCAGGTACCCGGACACAAAGTCAACCATGACGCGAACACCAATTTTGACGGCGCTAAACACGGCATCTACAACTTTTCTGAAGCCCTCAAATTTGGCGTATGCGGCTACCAGAGCTGCACCGAGTAGCACGATGGCGGCGACCACTAGGCCGATCGGGTTGGCGGCCAGCGTGATGTTGAATGCAGTCTGCAAAAACGCTGCGGTTTTGATTGCCACGTTGTAGGCAATGATGGCGGCTGACAGGGTGCCGATGACGCCCGCCAAAATAATGACGACGTCGGCGTTTTCTTCAACGGCTTGCGCCATTTTGGTGATGATCGGCACCAGGCGCTCAAACAATGGCAAAACGGCTGCGCCGATGCTTTCTTGCATCTCGGCAAACGCGATTTGCATCTTTGCCATGCCGCCCTCAGCGGTTTCGGTGAACGCTTTGTTGGCGCCACCGAACGTGCCACCCAACACGCTGATGATGGTCTCCATGTCGGCACCTTCACGAATAAGGTTCGCCATCTCGGGGGTGAGCGATCGCAGGGCTTTGTAGTTGCCTTCGTAGGCTTTGGCCAGCGCGTCAGCGACGGTGGTTGCGTCAATGGATGTTGCCCGGCTGATGTCAAGCACAAGCGACATTTGTGATTGTGCTTCGTTGATGTCCTTTGTGCCGCGCACAAGTGCGGCAAACGCGGGGCGCAGTACGTCGTCAGCGACCGCGGCCTGGCGTGACATTGCGCTAATCGCTTTTTCAACTTCGGCGATTTGTTCTTGCCCGGCACCTGTCGAGTTTTGAAGCTGTACGGCAAGTGCGGCTTGTGCGGCCTCATCTTCGGCTGCGGCTTTGGCGGCCATGCCAAGCCCGGCAGCAAGTGCGCCCGCAGCTGCGATCGCAGGCACAAACGCTTTCTCCATGCCATAACCGACTTTTTCCGAAGTCGTCTCAAGGCTGTTGAATTCCTTTTTGGCGCGGGCAATACCCTTATCGTCGAACTCGCTGATAATGGGTATGCGAATGCTCATATCGTTGCAATTCTACGATTTATCTCGTTGGCAACTTGTTCAAGCGCTTTGGTCATTTCGTCTTGCACGTCGGTGATGTGCGCTTCAGCTGAGGGCCACATGACGCGCGACGGATTGCCTGCAAATGCGGTCAGCGCGTCACCTAGGCGGTTTGAGTTGCCACGGCCCGCAATGTCGTAAATGGCGGCTGCCGGGTCTTTCTGAATGATCGTCACGACGCCATCTTTTTTGCGTCCAGCATCCACTTTGACCTGTACGCCACGTCGAGCTTTACGCTGATCCCAGGGCAAAAGTTGACGCCCGTTTTGCGTCCAGCGATACCGCATACCTGACAAGGCTTGTGCCGGGTAGCGGCTTTGTGCCTCAAGCACGATCGGGCTGGCAATCTGTTTGGCATCCTTGGCAAATTGTTTGCGGGCCTCAGGGTTAATTTGCCTGAGGTCTTGCAACATTTGCTTGACGCCGATCACTTCAACGGTTGCCATTAGCGCCCGCGCTTTGCTTGTTGCTGTTGCAACTCAAGGACGTGGAACACGGTGGTCATGTCTCGAGTGTCAAATTCCACTTGCGGCGGCCAGTAGCCCGTCATAACTAAGACCTCAGCGAGGGAGCGTCGCCAGGTGCCGCGATGGTAGGGGTTTCGTCGGTGGTTTCCTCGATGGGCGTGATTTCCATGTCGGGGTGTTCAGCGACCCATTCACGCCACGTGCCGGGCACTTTGTCGCCAGCGAGCTTGCACAGGATGTATGCCCAGCAACACATGTCAACAAAGCCGATGCCTTTGCCGTCCGCCGATCGGCGGTTTTCGGTTTTCTCCCATTCAACAATGGCAAGCATGTTTGTGACCATTGTGCGGGGTTCGCGCCCGTCTTTAAGGTCGATTTTGAGTTTGACGCGCATTAGTTACCTTTCGTCGGGCAAGGCTCCGCCAGCGCGGGCTTGCTTGGTTTGTTTTCAGCGCCGCCCGATCGGGCTGGCGAGAACATGGCTAGCTGGTGGCCTTTGCAAGTGTGCCACCCGTGAACGTCAGATCGATCGTTGACAGTTCGCCAAGCGATGCGTTGATTGGGGTGTGGCTTTCAAGGTATGCACCGGTGAGCGTGTACGACGGGTTGGTTGCCGAAACCGCACCGGATGCTGGCTGCAATACCAGCGTGGTGGTCGTGCCGACAAGGCTGTAGATCGACGCTTCGGTTTCGGTCGCCGCGTACGACTGGTACAGGGTGACGGTGATGCTGTTGTTGGCAAGGCCTGCGGTGTAGGTGCGGGCCGTTGAGCCGAACGCGGTGTTTTCCAGCGCTTCAACGTTGTAGGTGATCGTGGCGGCGGTGCATTGGTCGCTGAGGTCAA